TAAAGCGGCTTAAAGCCGCTATTTCCCTACTTAACATATATTTAGATATATGAATATTGACGATATTTTTAACTCATTTAAGTCCCCTGAAGAGGAAATTGAAAGTACTACTCAAGTAGACTTATCAAGTCACCCTATTGTCTGGATGGGAATGTTTAAAAAGTTAATTATAAATTATAAGGTATTTAGTAAACAGATGATAGAGTTCTTTGAATCATCTGATCCTAAATTAGACATAGATGATATTAAGTTAGCTGGTGGTATGATGGTGTTCACTAGAGCTATGGATCATATTTCTAAAATAGACACTACTAATCAAATGCATCGGGATTGTCTTATATTATACTCAGATGAACATTTCTTAAAAGCATTATCATCAGCACTCTCTCATTTTGAAGATTTAGAAGAATATGAGAATTGTGCTCTTCTTAAAAAGATACAAGACGTAGCAAACCCCTCTTAAAAATAGCTTGGCCTCGTAATTCCTAATTCGTATTATATAAATACGGGTTTTAGGAAACATCTAAAACGTAGGATAAAAAGAACGTGGAATGTGACCACGAGTACATAAAACAAATAATAAACGTATGAAAAACAAAGACAACGTATTACATCAATTAGATAAAATGGATGGTCTTGCTAACCAACTGAATTTTATTGTAAAACAAGAACAACCTCTAGAAGTATATTTAGAAGGTATTGATAAACTGAAAGACATGATTGAACAAACTCGTTTATTCGTTGAGTCTGAACAAACAATGTATAATTAATATGAATCTAACAGCAGAACAAATCCAACAAAACTGGATAGATTTTGAGGAAAATATTAAATCTTACATCAGTGAACCTCGTTGTTCACAATTGTTAGATTTTTACTCTAAATACTCAGAACGTATTATGTTAATGCCTGCTGCTCATAAGAAAGAATACCATAATGCTTTCCCAGGTGGCTATGTAGACCATGTGTTACGAGTAGTAGATTGCGCTCTTAAATTAAATAATGTTTGGGTTGAGATGGGAGTAGACGAGTCTACTTATACTAAAGAAGAACTAGTATTTGCAGCTTTAAATCACGATTTAGGTAAAATGGGTGATGAACATAATGAAGCATATATCCCTCAGGATGATCAATGGCGTAAAGATAAATTAGGTGAAGATTATAAATTCAACGATCGTTTAGAATTCATGTCAGTACCAGATCGTAGTTTACATTTATTACTTTCTCATGGTATCTCAGTTTCTAAAAACGAGTGGTTATCAATTAAATTACATGATGGTTTATATGATGACGCCAACAAGCCATATTTAATGTCTTGGTCACCAGAAACTAAACCTCGTACTTCATTGATTTATATTATTCATCAAGCTGATTTGATGGCTGCTCGTATTGAGTTTGAGCGTGAATGGAATCCTAAATTAAAAGGTGAGGTTAAAAAAACAAATAACTTTTCAGTAATTAAAGCACCTAAACAAACAATTAAGACAAAAACATTAAGTAATGTTAAGTCTCAAGGTTTAATGAACATGTTAGATAGTATATGATTATATTAACAATAATATTAGGCTTAATGGTCGTGGTCTTAGGATTCACGACCTTTAACCTTCTTAAAAAGAATGAGCGTCAAGAGGATATTTTAGCTGAGTATATGAAGTACTTAAATAAAATATCAGGTATAATTGAATTATCAGATAAAAAACTTAAAGAAATAGATCATAAAGGTTCATTTGAATCAGATGATGAAATTGGTTTCTTTTTCCAATCTGTTAAACAACTCCAAGAAGCATTAAATGCTTTCCAAATTAAAAATTTATGATTGAGATACAAGAGGCTAAAAAAAGAAAACCTAAAGGTGTTCAATATTTTACTCAAGATACAGAAAATGCTATCAATGAGTATAACACAACAACTGACTTTGAGTTAAAAGATAAAATATATCGTGAGCGTATCCATTATGCTTTTTTTTAAACTAACTGAGAATATTATACATACTTTTAAGTTTTATTACACTGAGGTAGATAATATCCAAGATTTACAACATGAAGTAATAACATTTTTACTTTCTAAAATACATCTATTCAACCCAGCTAAAGGAGCAAAAGCATTCTCATATTTTGGTACTATTGCTAAACGTTATTTAATTATCACTAATACTAAAAATTATAAGAAACGAGTAGATAAAGCACCTATTGAGGAGATTGAATCAAACGAAGACTTTTCTTATAGAATAGATGAAGGTTCATCTCAAGATAAATTATCTAATTTTTTAGATGAATATGTTACTCATTGTACAACTAATATTTATACTTTATTTCCTAAAGAAACAGATGCTCAAATAGCAGATGCTATTCTTGAGTTATTCCGTAGGAGAGAGGATATAGACGTCTTTAATAAAAAAGCACTGTATATATACATCCGTGAGATTATTGACGCTAAAACCCCTAAAATCACTAAGATAGCCGATAAACTATATGATATATTTAAACAACATTATTATTTTTATCTAGAAAACGGATATACAAATTTCTAATGTTCATATTTATAACTAAAACATTATGAATGGATTAGACAATGTTGTATTTGGTAAGAAAAAATTCTCTGATATATTAGAGGAGATTTATACCAACCAACAAAAGAAAGATAAACAAATATCTATCCTAATATCAGAACTTAAACCACTCGTACAAGAGATAGGTGATGCTACCCTTATTGTCCCTTTGATTAAAGAATACTTAGAGATAAGTGTCAAAAATGATGAACAATTAATTAAAATGGCTACTATTATCCAACGTATCATGAATAATAATGCTGGGCCTAATGATGGTGGATTTGGTATTTCTGAAGAAGAAAAACAACAATTACTAGCAGAATTAGATAAATTTAAGACTGAGGAATAATGGCTCAAATTAAATTCGGCTCCGCAGGTACATATCAAAATACATTTACCACTAACCCATCTTCTTTAGCTAATTTAGGTAGGGGTGGGATTAGAATTATACCTATTAGGGTATTGGATATTATCTTAGATAATTCCCACCCTAAGTTTAAAGAATATGGTGAATGGAATAGTATTGGAACTATTTTCTATGAAGAAGCATATTATGGATCAAGTGCTATTTCTGGTGACTCAGCATCCAATACAATTGCTATTCCATTACTTCCTAATACAAAACAATACCCCCTCATTAATGAATTAACATACGTTATATTCCTACCAGGTGCTAATTTAACTGAAAATCCTAATTCATCTGTAGCATATTATTTACCTCCTTCAAATATATGGAATAGTCAACATCATAATGCTGTCCCTGTATCACCAAATCTAACACCTGAAGAAGATAGAGATTATGTTTCTACTACATTAGGATCTTATAGAAGAGTTGAAGATAGTAGTACTGATATTTTTCTTGGTAATACATTTGAAGAAAAAACAAATATTCACCCTTTATTACCATATGAAGGAGATATAATATATGAAGGTCGTTGGGGTAATTCAATACGATTAGGCTCAACAGTCAAAAATCCTTTTATATCTAATAAATGGTCATCAGTAGGTAACAATGGAGATCCAATTACTATTCTTAGAAATGGACAAACTAACTACCTTAGTGACCCATGGGTCCCAGAGACTGAAGATGTAAATAATGATTTATCATCTATATATTTAACATCTACTCAACAAATACCTTTATTCCCAGCTAGTGTAAATAACTCTTCATTCTCTAAATCTACTCCTCCTACTAATGTAATACAATATAAAGGAAATCAAATTATACTCAACTCAGGTAGATTAGTATTCAATGCTAAATCTGATTCAATATTAGCTTTAGCTAATAAATCTATTCACCTATCATGTGGTGAAACTTTAGGAGTTGATGCTAAACAAATATCATTAACAGCTGACAAAGTTTATTTAGGATCATCTGAAGGTATTGAAGGAAGTAAAATACAACCTGTTGTATTAGGTGAAAATTTAAATTTTGTGTTAGGAGATATAGCTGTTTTCTTACAAACACTTAATATAGCATTTAAATCCGCAGTGGATAGTAATGGCGCTCCTATTGTATCTTTACAATCTATAGCACCAGATGCTGAAACTTTAAGTAATGATATCTTAAATATAGTAAATGGTAAAAATTTACTTTCTAAAACAGTTAAAACAGTATAACTATGCCTAATCAATTTAAAGGACAAGTAGTAGATAGTCAAGGTAATAAGCTGGAAGGAGTGAAAATTGCTATAACTGGACCTGGAGTACCCGCTAATACAACTACATTAACTGATATAAATGGAGATTGGTTAATTACAATTAAAACAGAAGTTGACCCAAAAGAAATAACCGTCACCTACTCCAAATCAGGTTTAGAAACTTCATCTGTAAAAAACCCACAGCAAACAGCAGAACTACCCGGATATATTGACCCAGTAAAGGGAGGTATATTAGACTTAGCTAAGGATTACCCCTCAGGTAAATACAAAGTTACTTCTTTACCTCAAGAAATACAAGATATTATCAATAGAGAAATTGAAGATGCTTATAATTTTGCTAAAAGTAATCCTAATAATGTTAAATTAGAAATAGAATCATCTGAATCCCAAGTACCTAATACTGATAATGAAGGGACAAATAAAGATTTTACTATCCCTGGATCATTAGCTGAGGCTAGAGCTCAAGATTTAGAAAAATATGTTAATGATAAACTTAACACTCTATATGCTAGTGAGGTAAATCCAACATTTCCAAAACCTGTTGTTGTGTTAGGTAGTATAAATAGAGTAGGAGATGTAACTTGGGATGGAGTAAATATAAATGATGATAAGTATACTAAAGATCAATATACTCGAGTTAAAGCAAATATCGTGAGTAAAGCTCCTGAAGTTCCAAGTGTAAACTACACATATTTAGGAAGATTAGAAGAAGATACTATTTATGTTGATGTTAGAAATAATTTAAGATTAATAGGAGAAAGAAAATTTAGTACTGTTACATTCACTATAGATAGCGCTGTAGAGGTAATGAAAAATGAAGGTGATAAATTTGGATTTTCTTTCGATGGTACATATTATCCTCCTCAAAACCCAACCCAATCATCATGAGTACACCTATATATAAAATTAGTGATGGAAGTGTAATTACATTTAAAAAACGTGGCCCTGAATTATCAGCTATATTAACTACTTCAGGTGGACAAGTTATTAATGGTCCATCAAGAATGAGTAGTACTGAGGAGTCAGCTGCTAGAGAAATATTATTAGCTAACAATATAGTTGATCCTAATACAGGTGAGCCATTACCTTATACTATTGAAGGAGCACAAGACCAAGCTAATCCTAATGCTAAATCGAATAACTATGTTTATGAGATTCCTAGGAAAACAATGAATATAGTGACAGACGAAACTGCTCTAAACACAGCTAAAACTAATCAAAAAATAGCCGAGCAAGATAATCAAGCTAAAAATGAAATATTAGAATCTGAACTTCCCCCTGAAGTTAGACTTACAAATTTTATTAATAACCAAAAATCGACAATAAAAAAAAGATTAGTACCTTTTGTTATAGGATTAATTACTCCTTATGCACCTACAATAATACCTATAGTAGTTTCTCAATTAGGTATAAGTGGAGACTCTTCAATTGATTCTATAAAAGCAAATGCCCAAGCTAAGAAAGATGAGGCCCAAGCTAAAATAGACGCTGCTAAAGATCAAACTGAAAATATTAAAGAGAATGCTAAAGAAGATGCTAAAGATAAAGAAAAACTTAAAGAACTAACTAAAAAAATAGCAGCCTCAGCAATTGGAGCTCTTTTATTAAGCCAAATACCTATAGAACAATTAAAAGATCAAATAAATTGCCCCTCAGCAGCTTTTATAACGTCAACTATTAATAAACGAAATTTACTAGCTACTCAAATAAATGGTATATATGATCAAGTTAAAACATTAACTTCCTTACAAAACACATCTGGTCAAATCATTACAGCTGTTACAATAGGTATAAACCTTATAGCAGCTCAACCCCCGCAAACAGTCCCAGGTGCTTTTATAATTAATCATGAAAAATTAGCTAATGCTTTAAAAGTAGCTAAAACTGTTATTAATACTTTAACTTTAGCTTTAGCATCATTAGGTGCACTTTTAGGTGTTATTCTAAAACTTTTAGAAGCACTAGACATAATATTACAAATTTGTGCTGGGGGCCAAAACTTAAACCCAGTATTGATAAATAATGAAATTAACGCTTTAGCTAACCCTACAATAGTAGCCACTCAAAATAATAGTGATAATCAAAATATCAATACTTATAAAGGATTTACTTTAGGGGTAAAAATTGATGAAAAAAATGAAAGTAAATATATTAGACGCTATGCTGTAGCTCAAAATAAACAAGGTGTAGATGTATTAAGAACTGATTCCTCATTCGCCTCTGACCCAGCAATTCTAATATCTCAACTAAAATTTATAATAGATTCAAATCCTAATATAACAGCTGAATAATTTAATATTTATAATCATATGAAAATCGACGGACTAAAAAAATTAATAAAAGAAGCAGTACGTGAAGCTATTCAAGAAGAATTAAAAGATATTCTACTTGAAGCAGTTAAATCACCTAAAACAGTAGTACAAGAAACTTATACTTCTACTCCACCTATTTACCAACAACCAACTACAACATCAGTTGTAAGCCATGATCTTAGACGTAATTTAAGAGGTATGATTGGAGGTGAATTTGATGCTACTATTACTGCTAATTCATCACATGCACAACCATCTTACACCCCACCATCATCAGTTAATACTATGAGTGAAGGATCAAGTTTACCTGGTGGTGAAGTAGGTTTAGATCAAATAATGGGATTAATGAACGCTAAATAATGGCATATAGAATAGAAAATAGTAACCCATTAGACCTTGATTATAAACTAAGTATCGGGGTAAGTCTCCCATTTGTAGGGTCAGTAATTAGTGGATCTGATGCTGTTTTTAATTCAACATATACTACCATAGAACAATTAAGATCAGATATTATCAACTATATATTAACTAATAAAGGTGAACGTATTCTTAATCCAAATTATGGTAGTGATTTAAGAAGATTTGTTTTTGAAAACATAAATGGAGTAAATTTAAATAACCTTAAATTACAAATTATAGATGGTTTAAAATCAAACTTTCCACAAATAATCGTAAATAACGTAACTATAACCCCAGACTATGATAT